ATGAAATCAAAGTTAATTTAAAACAATTCTTAACTAACTATCGAGATAAAGATAATAATCTTATTTTTAAAGATTATGATTTTGATGCTTCTAGTCTTTCTATTTTATTGGATATTTTATCTTATAACACCTATTATAATTCTTATTTAGCAAACATGGTTGCTAATGAGATGTTTTTAGATTCCGCAAATAAAAGAGAATCTGCAATTTCAATAGCGAAACATCTAGGGTATACTCCCTTGTCTTATAGAAGTGCCAGAGCTAAAATTTCTTTTGTTGCGGATACTCCTGTAGGCAATCCTTCAACTTTAACGTTGCCTAAATTCTCTACTTTTACCACTACAATTAATGGCACAGTATATACCTTTTCTAATTTAGATTCAGCTACGGTTAGATTAGACGGGGGAAATTATACCTTTAGTGATATAACTATCGTTGAGGGAGAACCTTTAAGTTATACCTATCGGGTAGATATTTCGGGTCCCTCAGAAAAATATATTATTCCTAATCTAAATATCGATACAACTACTGTAAGGGTAACAGTTCAAAATTCTTACTCAGATATTACGCAAACCATTTATACTTCAGCAAAAAATTTAGAGGGGCTTACCGAAAATTCTTTAGTATATTTTCTTGAACAAAATCCGGTAGGCTATTATGAAATATTCTTTGGGGATGGAGTACTTGGCAAAAAACTTACTTCGGGAAATCTGGTTAAAATAGAATATTTAGTAAGTAACGGGTCTGCTTGTAATATTTCTAGTGATATAGAACAACAATTTAGTTTGTCCTCAACCGTAGGCAATCTAAAAGTTTCAACTCCAATTTTAGCAACAGAGAATTCAAACGGCGGCGATGAGCCTGATACGTTAGATGAAATTAAATTTAAGGCTCCTAGATTTTTATCTTCGTTTAATAGAGCGGTAACTTCTAATGATTATAAATCTATTATTGAATCAAGTTATCCTTTAGTTGAATCTGTTTCAGTTTGGGGCGGCGAAGAAAATGTTCCTCCTGTCTATGGAAAAGTTATTATTTCCCTAAAGCCTTATCAAGGATATACTATTAATGAGGAATTAAAAAATAAAATTAAAGAAGAAATTCTAAAAGATAGAAGGATGTTAACCGTAATACCAGAGTTTGTGGATCCTAATTATCTATATATAACTTTGGATGTTAAAATAAAATTTGATTCTAAAAATTCTAGATATACGATTTCCGAAATTGAGTCTTTAGCTAGAAACACTATACAAGAATATTTTAGATTCGAGCTACAAAAATTTAATAAACCATTTATCTATTCTAAACTATCAAGAATAATAGATTCTCTAGATCAATCTATAATAGGTAACGTTAGCTCTTTTAAAGTTCAGAAAAGAATTACTCCTGAGGTTAATGTAAACAATGGCTACGCAGGATCAAAAGTAATTAAGTTTGCAAACAAATTAGTATCAGGCTCATTACAATCAACAGTTTTCTATTACGAAATAAATCAAATAATTTATTCTGTTTATATGAAAGATGTCTTGACTTCTGGTTCTCAGGGAGTTATTAATCTATATGATTCATTTAATGATAGTTTACTCGTTTCTAATATTGGGACGGTGAATTATTCCGCAGGCACAGTTTCTATACCGGTATTAAATCCTGCGGGATTTTATGAAAATTCTACGGATATAAGAATATCTAGCAGAATTGAAGAATTGGATATTTTATCTTCCAGAGATTTAATATTAATTATAGATGATAGTACATCTGACGTTTTAGTAAAAAGAAGTCCGGGATTAGCTATAAACATTAGCACGTCATAAAATGGCAATTAATATTTACGAACCCAAAGAATTACTTGGACCACTAAAAATATTTGGTGCGTCTAAAGCTGAATCTTTTGCTGGATATAAAGAGGGTTGGTTTTATCCTCTTTATACCACAAGAACAGAAGCAATACAAGAAGATCTAAATAGAAACGGAAAAGGTATATACAGAGTTCTAACCTTCTATAATAGAAAGGGAGAATTTTATATTCCTGAAAGTTTTATAAATGTAGGTAGGTTAAAGGACCCGCTAATTTATACTCTTTATGAGGGAGATGGTGCAGAAAATCCTTTTAAAAGAGTTCAAAATAGATTATCTACATTAGTTGAAGAACAGTTGCCGGATTTTATTCAATCTGAATATACTACGTTTGTTACCTTTCTAAAAGCATATTATGAATTTTTAGAACAAAATAATCAAGCGCAGGAAATACTTCAAGATATAACTAAGTATGCAGACATTGATAAAACAACTAATGATTTAATTGCTAAATTTATTCAAAACTATGCTTACGATTTACCTCAGTCTAAATTAGCAAATAATAGATTTTTAGTTAAAAGAATAAGAGAAATTTATAGTAAAAAGGGAACGGAGCCTGCCTATAGATTATTGTTTAATATTCTATACAAAGAATCCATTAGTTTCTTTTATCCCTATGATATAGTTTTAAAAGCATCCTCGGGCAAGTGGACAACCAGATATGCTTTGAGAATACAACAAACTAATTACAGACAAAATGTTTTTGATTTTGAAAATACTGAAGTTATTGGAAAAACTTCAGGTGCGAAAGCCATAGTAAGTAAAGTAATTAAGGTTGATTTGCAAGGATATGAAGTTTACGAATTAGTTTTAGATCCTACTTCTATATCCGGAAACTTTTTAAAAGATGAAACAATTGAAGCAACAAAAACTATTCTTTTGAACAGAAATGTTCTAGATGTTCCTTCTCTATCTGCAAGAGTGTATTCTGTAATTAGCAAAATTGATGTTGTCGATGGTGGTCTAGGATATAAGAAAGGCCATCCTTTAACTATAACTGATAGTACAGGAATTTTAGCCAAGGCAAAGGTTAATAGTGTTAATAGATTTGGATCAATTGTAAGTTTAAATATAGTTGAATCTGGAGTGAATTATAGTAATAATACTGTTGTTACCGCCGGATTGCCCACTGAAACTTTAACGGGCACATATTCATATTATCGTGGCGCGGTCACTATAACTTTCCCAGTGCAGCATGGTATGGTTAAGGGTAGAAATATAGAGGTATTTTATACCGGAAATATATACAGCCCAATTGACAATACTAGTCACACTGCTAGTGTAGTTTCAATTCCAAATGTTAGAACAATTAGATATAGATATCCTGGATTTTAAGAATGGCATATACTTTAACTTCTTCCGTTGGTACTGTAGATGAAGGTTCAGTTGTAACCGTAAGATTATTTACTACTGGATTAGTAAATGGTACTTTGGTGCCATATATCATTTATGGTACAGGAATTGACGCTGACGATTTTGATGGTCTAACAACTTTAACTGGCAATTTTCGTATTACAGATAATCAAGCTAGTATAACGCTATATCCTTCCACAGATAAGAAAACTGAATTAAATGAGGTTTGTTATTTAAAATTAACGAATACTGGTAATGACGAAACCATTCAAATAACCATACGAGATACTTCTAAAACAACAGGAGTAGTTGGTAAATTTTATGTGACATCTCCTTCCACAGTTGTAAAAGAAGGGGAGATTGCAAGATTCGATGTACGAGCTACAAATCTACAACCCGGAACAGTCGTACCTTATAGAATTTTAGGTATATCCCAGGCAGATTTAACCGGGGATGCGCAAACTGAGGGTTATTTAACTTTTGCCGCAGGTAATGTTTCAGGCGAAACATATGCAAACGTAACACTTCCTGTACTTGAAGATTTTATTAATGAAGGTTCTGAAACTATTCTATTATTATTAGAACCAGAATTTCCTTACACTTTAGAAATATCTTCTACAATTGTAGTTCAGGATACTTCAATTAATGTTGATCCGGTTTATAATCTATATTCAGACAAACTTACAGTTTTAGAAGGCGGAAATGTAGTTTTCACATTAGATACAGTTAATATTCCTGACGGCACAGTTATACCTTGGAGAATAGTTCCTTGGGAAACTACTACTTTGACCTTAGGAGATTTTCAAAATCTTACTAGTTTTAGCGGAAACTTTCCTCCACTGTCAGGAAATTCTACAAGTATAAACATTTTTACGAGAGACGATTTTCTCTTTGAACTTTCTGAATATTTTTATTTAACTATACCAAATACTTTTGTATCGTCTCAGGTTGTACGAATAATAGATTCGGGTAATACTCTAATTACTACGGATAATACTTATACAGGCAATGTAACTATCAAATTTTTAGATTCTGCAATTTTAACAGCAAATTTAGGAAGTGTTTCTTCGGGAGCTAGTTACTGGGCAGATACGACGGGTTTAATATCTGAAAATATGGTCATTCAGGGCAAAACACTTTTTGGTACAGAAGACGCTTTAGCTTTTTATCATCCTTTTTCTTACGTAATTCAATCTAAAGTTTCAATTGAGGAGTGGAGAAATTCCGTAAAACCTCTTCTACATCCTGCAGGATTAACCATTTTTAGTGAAATAAATAATGAGACTATCCCTGGTGAAATTCTAAATCTGGAGGTCAAATCTGTTGAAGAAACTTCAATTTCTTATGCGGATTATGCTACTATAGATGATACTGAAATTGACGCTAGTACCACGTTTTATAGTGGATCAAACGTAAGAGTAGATTCGTTAACATTCTCATTTAATCTTTAATAAATAATAGATGCCGACGTTAGTTACTAAACAATTTAAAATTCACAATGCGAAAGCTTTCCTAGAACAATTTTCTAATTCTAGCGAAAATTCTTTGTATATGTTTTTGGCTAAACCCAGTGCCTGGAATCCGATAGAGGATATCCCACCCGATCCCGAGGATACTTTTCAGAGTTATTCTAAAATTTGGGATGAGATAATATCGTTAAAGCGAATACCCTTTACCAATATGATTAATGTGGTGAAAAGAGTTAATTGGGTTAAGGATAAAGTTTATTCAGAATACGACCACGAAGACATTAATCTTTTACAAAAAGAATTCTATGTTTTAAATAGAGATTTTGATGTATATAAATGTATAAGTAATAATAATGGGTCTCCATCAACCGTAGAACCTACGGGAAAAAGTTTAAATATATTCTCAACTTCAGATGGTTACAAATGGAAATATTTGTACACTGTAAGTAATGTAGATAGATTGAAGTTTCTGACGGACAATTGGATGCCTGTTCGAAAAAATCAAGATGTTGCAGAAGCAGGGAAAGATGGTGCAATTGAATTTATTAAGTTATATAGTGGAGGCATTGATTATTCCATACGGGCAAAAGTAACAATAGAGGGAGATGGTACCAATGCAAATATAGGTATCAGACAAAGTCTCGGTGTGATATATGATTTTATATATGATAATAATGGTACTAAGTATAGATTCGCAAATGCCTATGTTTCAGACTCGGCCTCCAGCGGTAGAGGTGCAAATATAAAGGCGATAATTAGTCCTATTGGAGGACATGGTTCCAATCCAATCGAAGAACTAGGTGCACATTATGTCATGCTTAATGTTAAAACAGAATACAACGAAGGCTTTGGGGATTTTCCTGGAGGGTTCGTTTATAGAAAATTAGGACTAATTAAAAATCCAAAAAGCACTAATAATAATGTAGCTAATTCGGCAACATTAAACGGATTAATTGGAATTACAGTATCAAATGTTACTGGTACTTTTGTAAATAATGAATTTGTAGAGGGCGTAACCTCTTCAGCAAACGTATTTGCTATAACTTCAAATGTTGTTTCGGGGAACGGTTTTATACGTTATATGCAAGTTACCGATTTAACTAAAAACTTTAATAAGTTTAATATAGGTGAAAATATTATAGGTAAAACTTCGGGAGCAACTGCTAAAGTTTTAGACAGTTTAAATTCGGAAGTTCTTCCAGATACAGGCGAAATTTTATATATTGAAAATAGATATCCAATAACTAGATCTTTGGATCAGGCGGAAAATCTTCATCTTGTATTAGAATTCTAAGGAAAAAATATGGCAGTAGATACTAGCGTCTCACCGTACTTTGATGATTTTGATGTAAATAAAAACTACGTACGAGTTTTGTATAAACCCGGAGTTGCTGTGCAAGCCAGAGAGCTTACGCAGTCTCAAACCATTCTACAAAATCAGATTAAATCTGTAGGAAATTTTCTTTTTAAGGATGGTAATAAAGTAACCGGATCAAAACCATTAGTAAACCTCAATTGTAGAACAGTTAGGTTAGAAGCAAATGATAGTTCGGGTGCTCCTCTAAATCTAAATTCCTTACTAAATACATATGTAACTTCTGAAAATTCTGAGGTTCTAGGATATGTAGAATTTGTTTATGCCGCGGATGATCCTGAGATAGGAGAACAACCTAGTATAGTTATTTCTTTAAAAAGATTTAACTCTACAAACGATGGTATGTTCAATGAAAAAACTATTCTAAATTTCTATTTAGATTATACGGATGCATTAAATAAAACTGCGCCTAATTATACTGCAGTTACCTACGTAGATGTTGTCAAAAATGCCTCTTCAACTTTATCTCCTTTTGCGACAACCGTAATTCTAGATAACCCAAGCACAATTATAGAAATTGGTGATGAATTAGTTCATCCTGCATTGACGAAGAAACTTTATGTAGTTGCTATTACAGGCACAACAGTTTTAGAAATTAGTGAACCGCCGGGCGTGGTTGTTGGAAGTGAAAACGTTTCTTATGTTAAAAGAGCAACTTGTCCAACTTCAATTTTTACACAAGATGAGGCGGTGTTTTATAAAAAGGGATATTTTGTAAAATGCATAAAGCAAAGTATAGTTCCGGATAAAAGAACTTCTTTACCATCAAAACTAATTGCATTTTTAAGTGATGAACAAGTTATAACAAGCGAAGATGATATTACTCTTTTAGACCCAGCATTAGAAAGTTCAAATTACTTTGCCACGGGTGCGGATAGATTAAAAATAGATTTGAATTTAGCTACTTTAGATGTTGTCGATGGACAGACTGTAGAAGATTCTGAAAATTTAATTCCTCTAGTATACTTTAATAGAGGAAAGATTGAATATATTGCAGAAATATCAAATGATGCAGAACTGGACAAAAAATTAGCGGAAAGAACATATGATGAATCTGGCAGCTACGTAGTAACGCCGTTTCAAATTACTCCTTTAGTAACTTTGAATGAAGATGAAAATTTAGCTTTTAGCGTATCTCCAGGTAAGGCTTATGTAGGTGGTCTAGTTGTTAGAACAGTTGACGCTACTAGAATTACAGTTCCAAAACCAACAACTACAGAAACTAGAATTAACTATAACATTAATACTGCCTACGGTAATTATTTTAAAGTTGGCGGTTTAAAACATTCTTTAATTAATCCCGCAGATCTTGAAGCCAGTTCGATGTTCTTAGAATTGCACAATGTTATTAATCCTACAAGTTCTAGTTCTTTAGTTGGTACGATTGCATTTAAAAATTTAGAGTATGATACTTTCATCAGCGGAGATTCTCCGGAATATAAACTATTCTTCCATAGTTATTTGCCAGTAAAAGAAGCATCTGTAACTTGGGACGCTTGGTCCGCAAAATATGGAGTTTCTATAGATGATGGAAAGTATATTGCAGGCGTGCTTTATACTAATAATGATTTGCTAGGAAACTATGGTCCGGCATCTACTCCATTTTATGGCTTATTTAGAGAACCCGATACTGCAGGTTTAGCATATTGGTGTAAAAGATGGATTGAGTTGGGCAAAAATATTGCCCCACTTAAACAAGAATTTGCTTTAGCAATACCTTCATCCGATGCTATAGATTATGCAAGAGTTAGAACAAATTCTAAATCATTTTTAGAGACAACTAATGGTAGTGTTTTCTATGATGGAATAATTGATGTAAAGAAAATTAGATCCATTATTGGCGTTGCAAATGATTTAACTAATCAGGGAACAGCAGCTACGTATCCCTCACCTTTTTTCTACGCGGAAATTACGTCTTCGGGGACCAATAGTGCAACACAAGAAGCAATTATTTTTGATAGAGATCGTCCTACAGATAGTTTAGTGTACCCCCTAAATAAGAGTTATGTTAAAACTTTAAATAGAATACAAACTTCTTATAATAAAGTTTTTAAGAATGCAGTTTTTGCCTCAGGCGTTTTTACTAAAACTTTATCTTCCCCAGAAACATATGCACTAGGCGATGGAAATATTCCTGCTAGTACAGCAAGAGCAAATTTTACCGTGTTGGTTAAGGCAGGCGCTACTGCAAATATTAAAGCAGGCGCATTTAATTTTGAATCGGGTACGGTAGCAATATCATCTGATTCTTCAACTTTAACAATAGATACAGGCGATTCCGGATTTACAGGTATAGCAGACGTTAGCGTAACTGTCGAAAATGATGCGTTACAACCAAGAACAAAAACTTTAGTTTCTAATTTTTCTAAAATAATAGACATTAAAAATGCAGATCTTAGTTATTCCTTAGGAAAATCTGATATTACTTCTTTTGAGGGAGTGCATTTATTATCTAATGTGGGAAAATATTTAGGCAATTGGACATCCTCTTCAAGTTATAATTATGATGATGTCGTAACCTACGTAGGGTCGGTATACAAAGCAATTCTACCCTCAAACAATGTTTCTCCTGATTACACAAATGTCTGGTCACAAGTACAAAAAGAAGACAATACTCAGTATATTTTAGATGATGGGCAAAGAGACGCCTTCTATGATCATGGAAGTATAACCTTCATTGGTTCGGCTTCTCCCCCAGGTAACGTGCTTATATCCTTTAGCTACTATACCCATTCTGGGGAATCC